TATGGGCGGTCTAGGGTTCTAACTAAGTTATAAAACACTGCTAAATACTAAGTATTGGGTGAAAAACACGTTTTTTCACCCCTAAACATATGTTTTGTTAAATACCTACTAAATATATGTGCAAACCTTTTATCTTTTACAGGAGTTTTATATGAACAAGTTTGAACAATTGATCGATCTGATCATTAATGAAGAAACAGACAAAGCACGTGCACTATTTCATGACATCGTTGTTGACAAGTCACGTGACATCTACGAATCCCTAATGGATGACGAAGATGAAGAAGAAGTTGGCGGTAATGGTATCGATGGTCTACTAGACGATATCACCGCTGAAGAAGAAGGCATGTGTGAAGATGACGAAACTCTTGATCAAGATCAAGACGGTGAATACCCATCAGATGACATTTCAGAACCAGCAGCTACAGGTGAAGAGCCAGCTTCAGAAGAAGGTCTTGAAGATCGCGTTATGGATCTTGAAGATGCACTAGACGAACTTAAGGCTGAATTCGACGCACTATTGGCTGATGAAGAAGCTGAAGGTCATGACATCGAAGGTAGCACTACATCTGACGAACCTGAATCAGAATTCTCATTCGATGCAGATGAATCAGACGACGAAGATGCTCTACGTGAATATGTAGAAAAAGTTAAAGTACAAGATGGCGAAGGTAAGCTAGTTGGTTCCAACGGTTCAACCGCTGTTAACGACAAACCACTAGTAGCTAAGAAGAACAACATGGGCGGCACTGCAGCTAATATCGCCAAGGGTGGTTCAGAGTCATCTCCAGATGGTACCAAGGCTAACGCTGGTAAAGACAACTTCTATAAGAAGGGTCGTGGCGATCTTCCAGGTGCAAAATCTTTCAAGAACGTCCCAGGTTCTAACGCTAAGTTAGATTCAGTTGGTCGTTCTTACGAAAAAGAAAAGTCTGGTAAGTAAGATTTTCAACCCAGTGTTGAAGTAGTTGTAAAAGTAGTAAGAGGTTATTTGCAGGACAAAATGGGTATGACGGATTAATCACCGTTATACCCTATAGTCCACATGATAACCACACAATATACATAACTATAGAATATTATGATTGATAAACGTATCCTAACAGAAACAAACAGTTTTGGTCAAATGATGACCGAACTTTCAGAAGCCAAGGATGGATCTGGTAAAAAAGATTTATATCTATCTGGCATCTGTCTACAAGCATCCGTCAAGAATCATAATGGTCGTATCTATCCGGTCAACGAAATTAAACGTGCAGTTGATCAAGTTACAGAAACACTTAAGAACGCATCAATTTGCGGAGAATTAAATCACCCACAAGACTTACAAATTAACCTAGAACGTGCATCACACATGATCACTGAAATGAGAATGGATGGCGCAAACGGTCTCGGTAAATTAAAGATTCTTCCTACACCGATGGGAAATCTTGTCAAGTCATTGTTAGAGGGTGGTGTCAAATTAGGTGTGTCTAGTCGTGGGTCAGGAAATGTAGATGAGCTAACTGGTGTGGTAAGTGATTTTGAAATTGTAACAATCGATATCGTGTCACAGCCAAGTGCACCTCAAGCTTTTCCGACTGCCATCTACGAACAACTCATGAATATGAAGAATGGTCACAAGATTTATGACCTATCTGCTGAAGCATTGGTTGATCAGAAAGTAGACAAACATCTACGCAAAGAAGTACTAAATGTCATCAAAACACTCAAATTGAAGTGAAAAGTTGAAAAAAATCGACTTATATGGGTATTTTTTGCCACTAACACTAAATATTAATATCCGATGCAACAGAGGATATGGGTTACGAAATAACCCAATGGCTTTTCAGAAAATGATTGATAAAAACGAAAGTTCTGATGTGTTAAACAATCAGTTAATCATGGGAGAGAGCAAGTTCATGTCTTTGGACATGAACAGTTGACCGGACGGTGCGTGCACCATCTAATAATGCCCTTGGAACTTGGGTACAAATGTCTGTATATACAGAAAAAGTTTTTTTATTAAGGAGAACGATCCATGCTCGACGCACTAAAACCTTTGCTAGATAGTGGACTCATTACTGAAGATACCAAAGCTGAAATTAATGAAGCTTGGGAATCTAAGATCAATGAAGCTAAAGATCTAGCTCGTGCAGAACTACGCGAGGAATATGCTCGTAAGTTTGAACACGATAAAGGTGTAATGGTTCAGGCAATAGAGTCTATGGTAAACGAATCCTTGACACAGGAAATCCAAGAACTTCAAGCAGAACGTTCAAGTATCGCAGAAGACCGCGTTAAAGAACGTAATCGTATGATGGAAGTTTCTGCTAACTTTGAACAGTTTATGGTTTCCAAACTTGCAGAAGAAATTAACGAATTCCGTAATCAATCAAAAATTCAGAAACAAGCTCTTTCTACTCTAGAAAGTTTTGTAACTGAATCATTGAATGAGGAAATTTCTGAATTTGAATCTGACAAGAGAAGTCTAAATGAAACACGTGTAAAAATCATCGCTGAATCTAAAGAAAAGATGAAGCAGATGCAACGTAGTTTTGTTCAGAAGTCAGCACAAATGGTCAAGGAATCTATTTCCAAGAATCTGGAAACAGAACTTACACAACTGAAAGAAGACGTTCAACTAGCACGTGAAAACATGTTTGGTCGCCGTCTATTTGAAGCATTCGCTAGCGAATTTGCTGTTACTCATTTAAATGAAAACAGTGAAATCCGCAAGCTAAATCAGATGATTGAAAAACAAAACGCAGTTATCGCCGAAGCTAAGAAATCAATCGAATCTAAGGCAAAACTAGTTGAATCTAAAGAATCTGAAATTCGCTATATTAAGGAATCAGCAAATCGTAATGAAACATTATCGAAATTGCTAAAACCTTTAAGCAAGGAGAAGTCTGTAATTATGCAAGAACTCCTTGAATCAGTGCAGACAGAAAAACTGCAATCTGCATTTGATAAGTATCTACCGGCAGTTCTAAACCAATCTATTAAGACTACTGAAAAGTCAGTATTAGCAGAATCACGTTTAGCAATTACTGGTGACAAAGCTGCATCAAACGTAAACAGTGCAGAGGAAGATAACAATGTTATCCAACTCAAACGTTTGGCAGGGCTTAAATAAGCACTTACCTTTTTATTAGGAGAAATAAATGACACAAGCACTATTAGAAGGCCGCTGGGGTGAAACCAAAGAAGCCCTGTTAGAAGGTCTACAAGGTTCACGCCGTTCTACTCTAGGCGTAATCCTAGAAAATACACGTAAGCACATTGCTGAAAGTGCCACCGCTGGTGCAACACAATCAGGCAATATCGCTTCACTAAATCGTGTAATCCTACCTGTTATTCGTCGTGTGATGCCTACGGTTATCGCTAACGAAATCGTTGGTGTTCAGCCAATGACTGGTCCAGTTGGTCAAATCCACACTCTACGTGTGCGTTATGCCGACAATATGACTGATAGTTCAGGTTATGCTACTAGTACTACTGCTGGTGATGAAGCTCTTTCACCATTCAAGATTGCTACTGCATATTCTGGCGACAATGCAACTGGTCGTGCTTCAAGCACTGCTAGCCTTGAAGGTACTCCTGGTCGTCGTTTGAACGTTCAGTTGCTCCGTCAAGTTGTAGAAGCAAAGTCACGCAAGCTCTCAGCTCGTTGGACATTTGAATCTGCACAGGATGCACAATCAATGCACGGTCTAGATCTAGAAGCTGAAATTCTAGCTGCTCTAGCTCAAGAAATCACCGTTGACATCGATCAAGAAGTTCTAGGTTCACTACGTGCTCTAGCTTCAACTGAGTTCACTTTTGACCAAGCTGCTGTATCAGGTACTGCAACATTCGTTGGTGATGAACATGCTGCTCTAGCTGTTCTAATCAATCGTGCTTCAAACCTGATCGCTCAACGTACTCGTCGTGGTGCTGGTAACTGGGCTGTTGTTTCCCCAGCTGCCCTAACTGTTCTACAGTCAGCTACTACTTCAGCGTTTGCTCGTACAACTGAAGGTACGTTTGAAGCACCAACAAATACCAAGTTCGTAGGTACCCTAAACGGCGCCATGAAGGTTTATGTTGACTCATATGCTTCAGATGCTACCCCAGTTCTAGTTGGTTATAAGGGTCAGAATGAAACTGATGCTGCTGCATTCTACTGCCCATATATTCCACTAATGAGTTCTGGTGTTGTGCTTGATCCAAACACCTTTGAACCAACTGTTGGTTTCTTGACACGTTACGCATACGCAGAACTTACCAATACAGCAAGTTCGTTTGGTAATTCGGCTGATTTCGTTTCGGAAATTAATGTCGCAAATCTCAGCTTTAGCTGATATCGTTCAAGTAAATTCTCTGAGATGGGAAGCAAAAAAGCCTACAGAAATGTAGGCTTTTTTGTTTGTGTGTTGTGAAAATTATTAATTTGTGTTAATATTTGAATATATGAAAAGTAAAATAAAACAACTTATTAAAGACAATCCGTATAATTATTCTAAATTGATACGAAACGATCCTGCTATGTATAAATGGATAATCGATAATAGTTTAGTTGGCATCGAAAATTTCCCTACTGCTGTATATTCAGCTATAAACCAACAATCTAACATTTGCAAAAATGGCAACAGTAAGAAGTTCAAATCTATTACAGATGGTTATCGATTTTGTGGTAACGCATCAAAATGTCAATGTGCTAGAGAATCATTGTCTGGTAAGATGGTGGATATTAATTCGAAGCGTGATCAGAAGTCTATAAAACAGAAACGCATTGCAACGACTCTTAAACGTTATAACGTAGAGAATGCCGGTGGAACAATTGAGTCTATTGGTAAAGCTAAAAGTACATCATTTGAGAAATACGGTGTAGAAAATTACAACTACCTTGAGCAAGCTAAGGAACACCTGAGTGCTGTGCAAAAAGAACTCCAAAAGACTGGGTTGCCGCAACAGAAAAGAAAAGATACAGTTGTCGAAAAATACGGTGTGGATAACGTAAGTAACTTACTAGATGTTAAACAAAAACGCGAACAGACAATGATCTCCAAATACGGTGTCGCAAACGCGATGAAGGTAGACTCTATTGTTACCGCCGTGTCAGAGAAGAATAAGAAGTACGCCATTGATAATAAAGAAAAGATTCGATATGAAGCATTTATCAGATCATTTAATCGATTAAATGATATCGATTCGCGAGTTGATGGCAAAGTAACACCAAATTGGGATATTTCGGACAACACATTGTGGCATGGAACTGGCTATCATTCTTTGTATCCATGGAAGTGTAATACATGTGCCACAGAATTTGAAGATAACCTCTATAGTGGTAATGTGCCAGAATGCCCGTCATGTTTTCCAAAAGTGATTAGTAAAGCCGAGGTAGAAATTGTCGAGTACATTAAATCGGTGTATAATGGACCGATTGTCACCAATAAAAAACCTTTGAAAACTGAATCGGGAATCCCAAGACAGCTGGATATACATCTTCCTGAAATTAATGTAGCATTTGAATATACTGGTATATATTGGCATGGAGAGAAAAGAAACGACAATAAGTACCATCTTCAAGATAAATTGAAATTGTCTGAAGCTAACGGCATCCGATTAGTAACTATTTTCGAAGATGAATGGATATTTAAGCCAGAAATTGTTAAAAACAGAATTATGCATATTATTGGGAAGACTAATAAGACGATATACGCCAGAAATTGCGTTATCAAAATGGTTAGTACCGAAGATATTAAAGACTTTCTCGATATGTATCATATTCAAGGGAGTTGCCAAAGTTCTATTAAGATGGGATTGTATTACGGTGATGAACTAGTTAGTTTGATGACATTGGGAAAATCGCGATTCGCGAAAGATGTCGATTACGAACTTATTAGATTTGTCAGTTCTTGTAACGTTATCGGTGCAGCCTCCAAATTATTTAAACACTTTTGCAAGACCTACACTCCCAACTCAGTAGTAAGCTATTGTGATCTGAGATGGGGGACTGGTAAAGTATACAAACTGCTAGGGTTCGAGTGTGATGAAGAGTACCCAGAGCCTAGTTATTACTGGTGCAAAAATTCAAATAGATATAACAGAATTAAATTTCAAAAACATAAATTGGTGAAACAGGGACATGATCCGGCGTTAACGGAGGACGAAATAGTGAGGAACATGGGATATTATAAGATATGGGATTGTGGTCATTCTAAATGGATATGGAAAAATAACAAACAGAATATGACATAAAATACTAAATATTAGTATGTTGCCAAATGAATTCACTTCCAAAATATCAGAAGCTTCTGATATACCCCCAGAGTTTAGAAAGAATCTTGAGAAAAGAGGGTATAAATTTCTGGGCGCAGGTGTGGATCAAATTGCATTTTTATCTCCTAATGGAAAAAGTGTATTTAAGATTTTCGGTACGGGTGGGGAAACATTGAGTACAGATCAGAAAATGTTTCTGAAATGGGTTAAATTCTGCCAACAAAATACTGACAATGAATTTCTACCAAAATTTGGTAGAGTTCGTGAAGTGACCATCGATGGTAAGATATACTACGCTATGTTTCAAGAGTTGCTGCACAAAAGATGGCATATTATTGAAATGGTAGTATTGGTTGATGCAGTTGATTCTTTTCCTGATTATTACCCTTCTAATACCAAGAAGAAGGCAGAAGGGTATAAAACAGATCTAACAGGCAAGGGAATTGATGTTGAAAAGCTTTTGACTACCCTTCGTAAATTACGTAGTATTGGCAAGACAAGCGACTATGTAAATGATATACATGAAGACAATATCATGGTCAGGTCTGATAATACACCAGTGATTATCGACCCTTGGTCGGTTAAATCTGGCTCTATGTAACATGTTTTAACTAAATACTTAATACTATATTAAGTGTAACTATGTCCAACGAATACCCATTTTCTGTGCCACAGACAGGAACAACATCTCCTGATCTTAGTAACTATCCATCGGTTGATAGTATAAAAAAGAAAATTGAGACTTATATTAAATTGCGTCTCGGTGATCAGATAATCGATATTGAATTGGATAAAGAACATATCGATCTTGGCATTGAACAGGCACTGATTGAATATCGTAGTAAGTCGTCTAATTCAGTTGAGGAGTCCTATTGTTTCTTAGACTTAGTTAAAGAAACACAGGATTATATATTACCAAAAGAGATCATGTCTGTCAGACAGATGTTTAGACGCGGGATTGGTTCCACTACCGGTACAACTGCTTCGAGTTTTGAACCATTTGCTAGTGGGTTTATGAATGCATATCTATTGTCTGCAGCACCTGCTAGAGTTGGTGGATTGGTGAATTTTGAAGCTTTTGCTGGTTATCAGAAATTAGCTTCCAGAATGTTTGGTGGTTCAATTAACTTTACGTTTAATAGTGTCACTAAGAAATTGACCATAGCTAGAAAAATCCCAGAGTCTGGCGAATCCGTGTTGATTTGGTGTTATAACTACAAGCCAGATGTTGCAATTCTGAATGATCACATGGCATACCCATGGATTCAAAAATACGCTTATTCATTCTGCAAACAAATTGTTGGGCAGGCTAGAAGTAAGTTTGCTAGTACACCTGGTCCAAATGGATCTGTTACAATGAATGGATCAGAATTGAAGCAAGAAGCTGCTACTGAGATAGAAGCATTGATCAAAGAATTGAAAATGCATGTGGATCAAAGTAATCCAATCGGTTACGGTTTCATCATAGGTTAATTATGTTTCTTGCTGAAATCTTTGATCAGGATAGTCCTGCTGATAATTTAAAATCATGGTTTTCCGGTAGTAAGATAGTGAATCCGGATAATACACCAAAAGTGATGTATCATGGCACATCAGCTGATATTAGTAAATTTGATTCGGAGAAAATCGGTGCATTGTTCGGGGATGATAAGCATGGATTCTTTTTTACAGGTAGTCCTGTGACTGCAGAAGAATATGCTAAGCATTCTGCGACTAAGTTGGGTGGGCATGCTAATATTATGCCTGTGTATCTGTCTATCAAGAACCCATATACGTTTAAAGATTATGCATATAATTATTATTATGATGTGAATTCTCCAAATTTGGCTGATGAAATCACTGATGGTAGATTACTAATTGATTGGTTCGATAAGAACAAAGAAGGTTTAATACAGATTGCGATGGAAGAAGGGCGTGATGGCATATTCTTTGTACGTGGCAGTGAATCACTGGCAGTTGCATTTAGACCTAATCAGATCAAGTCTGCCATCGGTAACAAGGGCGGATATAAACAAGATTCTGATGAGCTAAGTGAGAAACGTAAATGAGAGCATATGAGTTTCAACCTATCGACGATGAATATTGTGATCCGATAGACCTTCACTGGGAAGCATACGAAGAACTATCGGAGACGAATCCTGAATTATTCGAAAACGCTGCTGACTATCCTGTATTAAAGTCCGAATTTCAAGAATTTGTATGTCAAGAACCAGTAGTAGGACAATATTTTAAATATATCTCTGTATGGGCGATGCCAGTGGCAAATTTCATGGATATTAAATTATTCGAGTATTCGCGTGAATTGATCGACATCGCAATCGACAAGAATACTGGCAAGACGATATATCGCTTTGATATTGATGGAGTATCAAAACAATTTCCTTCTGCTGGAAACAAGGAGGCGGGTAGTATGTATACTCATATTTTCTTGTTTGATGAATCGTCTGAGACTGAATTTTTGTCATGGTTGAATCTAAAATATAGTGGAGATAAATGGCAATTAAACTATAAATTTTTGGATGTGAAAGTGCCATTGAAACAGTTTAATAACCCTTGATATTAGTGGAAGAATATTGATGAGAGCATATGAGTTTATTTTACTAGAATATGATTCTGGTATAACATTTGACAAATGGCATGACAAGATAGAGAAAGTTGCATTCAATGATCTATCACTTGCCGAAACCCTTAACTGGGGAACATTGGAAAGATTCAGAGAACGAAATGCTTCAAAACAGCACACTGACAGTATTGTAAAAATTGTTATAAAAGCATGTGAATACGCTGATCCTACGAAAAACAAAGAATATGTGACATGGCTATTGCGTGAATATACAAATGGAAATATCCGTCAATATGAAGATATTACGTCAACCGCCATGGACACTCTGGCTACTTATCATAAAGCCAAAATAAAGAAGTTACTGCCTCCGGAATACAAGGACATTGGTCGTTTAAAATTGAAAGATGTGATGAATGTAGTACAGAGTTTGTCATCTAAGGTGGCAAACGACGGTGATGCGACTGTGTATTATGAAGACAAAGATATCAGGGTTATAATTCCGAATGATTTGACTGCATCCAAGTATTATGGGTCAAGTGATTGGTGTACGACATATCCAGCCATGTTTAACAAATACAGCAAAGATGGTACATTGTATATTATTATTCCTAAGAATCCGGAAAGAGATGGGGAAAAGTATCAATTTCATTTTGAGTCTGGTCAATTTATGAATGAAAATGACGCTGCAATCGCAGATAATGATTCTGGAAGAGAATTATTGAATAGATATCCAGTTATCAATAATATTTTTAAAAAACAAGCTATTTCGGCTGGCAACCGTGGCTGGTGGATGAGAGGTGATGATGTAAGTGAGCAAGAGATTTGGGATTATGCTCAATCTGCTGGTTGGGATAGAGTGCTGATGAAGTTACAAAATCCATCCGATAAAGATATTAAAACCGCTATAACTGTTGAACCAAGAAACATCATGTTCGTTAAAAGACCACAAGAGGAATGGATGCAATTATTGGGGATCAAAGGGTCTAATTACGACGGGATGCCTCTTTCTGCTAGATATGAGCCGAATGACACTAGAACTATTGTGAAATATTTGAAAAAACCCTCTGAGAAAGTACAAATGGCAGCTGTTAAGAAATGTCCCGAATCTATAGTGGGTATGGATGAACCAACAAAAGCGGTACAGGAATATGCTATCAGTAAAGATGAAGGTTTGATGAGCAGAATTAAGAACCTTCATTCAGATATCCTACTTAAAAAGTTACAGGACTAATAGTCAGGATTTAATGGAGACGATTTCCATGCCATCGTCGATTTCTTGGTTGCAACTTCACAGTGCAGGCATATTGTCTTCAGATTTGTCCAGTCAACGTTTGTTAGATTTCCATCTAAATGTACTACTACCAACTGTTCATTATATTTGGCGACAAACATGCAAAGTTCACATTTAGATTTTTTACGGTATCCCATTCTGAACCATTTCGGTGCTGGATCTTTAAGCTTTTTCCCTGATTTTTTACAAGATTCGCACATACTTCTATAATGCGTCTTTCCGTTTCTGTGATAATTCACCGCCACGTTAAAAGTCTTGCATATCGGACATATTTTTCTGTTTCCCATGTAGTATTTAACATTTTAAAGGGTTTTTAAAGGGTCGTAAAAACAGTGTTTTTAAAGGTAGTAGATAAATATATCTATCAGCCTAACATAAAGGAAAACACATATGGCTCTAGTATCTCCAGGTTTACAGATCACTGTAACCGACGAATCTCAATATATCCCAGCAGCTGTTGGTACTGTACCATTAATTGTAATGGCAACTGCTGAGAACAAAACTTTTGCTGGTGGAATTGCCAGTGGCACCCTTAAAGCGAATTCAGGTGCATTACAATCATTTGCCAGCCAACGTGAATTAGTTGCTGCTCTCGGTTACCCTAAGTTTCACCAAAGCTCTGCCGGTACTCCATTGCACGGAAATGAACAGAATGAATACGGTCTAATGACTGCATATTCTGCTCTTGGTCTTGGTAATAACTTGTATGCAATTCGCGCCGATATTGATTTAGATCAGTTGACTGCTACTTCTATTCGCCCTACCGGTAAATCATCTAATGGAACATTCTGGTTAGATCTAGCTAATAGTTCATATGGAATTAATGAATGGAGTGCTAGCACCCAATCGTTTACTTCTGTTACACCAATCGTTATAACATCTGCTTCAGATGTAACCGTAATTTCTGGTGTTCCTACCCCGAACTCAAACGTCGGAACCATTGGTTCATATGCTATCGTTGTTCGTGATCCTAATAACTATGTGTTTTATAAAAATGCAGCCAATATTTGGGTAAGAGTTGGTTCCGATGTTTGGCAACAATCGCACCCAACCATTACTGGTTCATTTATCAATGCACCTACAATAACAACTGGTTCAGAATTAGTGATCAACGGTACAACTGTGACTGTGACTGGCACTACTGTCGCTGATGTTGTTAGTGCAATCAATACAGTTGCTATTGACGGAATTTCTGCAGTGTATCTAGATGGTCGTGTTCTTATTTTGGGTACATCGGCATCGGCTTCTAACGGAATAACCGCTGACGGTAAAGTAATCATCGCTGATGGTGCAGTCCCAGTATTGGGAACTATTGGCATCACGGCAGGTGAATATTTTGTCCCATTTATGAGCATGGGAACTTATGTTGAAGTTCCGAGTTGGAGAACTTCCGACACATCCCCTCGTCCTACTGGTTCTGTGTATATCAAGACTAGTGTACTTGGTAATGGTGCAGAATTCTCGTTTAAAGAATATGATTCGGCCAATGACATTTGGGCACCTATTGCTGCTCAAATTTATGCATCTGAAGTAGAAGCGATTAATGATATTGATGTCGGCGGCGGCGGATTCGGCATTCAGGCCGGTACTGTTGTCGTCATTAGAGATAATTTGGGCGATGGCACTGCAACCTTCCGTCCTTATGTTCGTGCTGTACAGGGTTCATTGCGTATCACGGGCGCAGTACCTACTAGTGATCCAGTGTTCACCATTGGTAATAGTTTTAGCATCGAATCTTCGTCCCCTTCTAATGCAAGCATGTCAACAACTGTCATCACATTGTCTGGCACAACATCTGCAGACTTTGTATCTAGCATTCTTGCTGCAAACATCCCATATGTAACTGCTACATTGGAAACGAGTGGTGCAATCAGTCTCACTCACACTGCTGGCGGCGTAATGGTTCTTGCCAACATAACAGGTACCCCATTGACAACTGCAGGTTTCTCTACTGCAATCGCCAACGTTCGTCCTGGTGTAGTTGCTAATACATTAGTTGCTAGTAACTTTGGTTATCTAACCTACACATACAGTATGTACACTCCTTATACCTCTCCTGCCGACGGCACAATGTGGTATTACGGATCTGCAACAGATGTTGATATCATGATTAATGATTCAAACGGTTGGAGAGGTTACAAGAACGTATCGAATGATGCACGTGGTTACAACCTAGTGAACACTGATGTAAATGGCGTTATTGTTTCGCCATTGGCACCAACCACTCAGACAGATAACAGTGGTCTAGTTTCTGGCGACCTCTGGCTTGATTCCAGTGATCTTGTTAATTATCCTAAGATTTATCGCTACAATGGTTCTACTTGGGATCTAATCGACAATGCAGACAGAGTTAGCCAAAATGGTATCGTATTTGCTGATGCCCGTTGGGATAGCACTGGTACAATAGATCCGATCACTGGTACGTTACCTAGTGTTGTTGGACTTCAGACATCAGATTACGTTGATCTAGACGCTCCGGATTATCGCCTATATCCACGTGGAACTTTATTGTTTAATACCCGTAGAAGCGGTTTTAACGTTAAGAAGTATCTAAGTAACTACTTTAGTTCACAGAGCTTTCCGAACGTCACATTGCCAAATCAAAAGGGTACATGGGTTTCTGCCAGTGGTTTGAAAGAAGACGGTTCCCCATATATGGGTTCAGCATCACAGCGTCGTGTTGTAGTAGCTGCTCTGCGTGCAGCCATTGATGGTAATACACAGATTCGCGAAGACAACATACAATTTAGCCTAATCTGTGCACCTGGTTATCCAGAACTAACGTCCAATATGGTTGCATTGAACAACGATAGATCTAACACATCTTTCGTCATCGGTGACACGCCAATGACCTTGAAACCAAACGCTATCGATCTAGCTGCTTGGAATTCAAGTGAGGCAAACACTGCAAGTGAATATCTAGGTGTATTCTATCCTACTGGTTTAACCAATGACGTACAAGGTAACACTATCGTGATGCCAGCAAGTCATATGGCTATTCGTACCATTATGAGAAGTGACAATCTTAGCTATCCATGGTTTGCGCCAGCTGGTGTACACCGTGGTCTAATAGATAATGCCAATGACATTGGTTACATCGATGAAACTACTGGTGGTTTTGTTACTAACCGTATCAATCAAGGTCTTCGTGATACATTGTACGCATTGAATATCAATCCTTTGACTGTACTTCCTGCTGTTGGATTGGTTAATTGGGGTCAAAAAACCAGAGCTGGATCAGCCTCTGCTATGGACCGTATCAACGTGGCCCGTCTGATATCTTATATCAGAACGATCTTTGCTTCGATTAGTAACAATTACTTATTCGAGCCGAATGATCAGGGAACACGTGACCAAGTCAAACGTTCTGTTGAAGGTGCACTAAATGACCTAGTTTCTAAGCGTGGTCTATATGAGTATGTTGTTGTGGGTGATAGCACCAACAATACACCATCTAGAATAGCCAGAAACGAACTATATGTTGATGTTGCCATTGCTCCGATGAAAGATATTGAGTTCATTTATGTTCCAATCCGTCTGCGCAATCCTGGTGATTTAACTATCGCGTCAGCTGCTGTTTAAGTTTGATACTTAGATAGAAAAAGGGAGCCTAGGCTCCCTTTTTCATGTCTATTATTAATTATATATGTATTTAATTGTGTTTGATAAATAACTTATATTTGTCTTTTGATGGCTAAATACTTCAGTAACACCCATTTGTCTATCGGAGATCACTAAAATGGCAGTTTCATCATTAACTAATTTTACAGTGCCACTGTCAACTAGCCAGAGTGCTAGTACACAGGGTCTATTAATGCCGCTTTTGAAGTGGCGATTCAGAGTTACATTTGACGGTTTTGGCGTTTCTGCTAACACTACAGAACTGACTAAACAGGTAATGGATATTACCCGCCCGAATGTCAGCTTTAATACACAAGCAATTGATGTATACAACTCGAAAGTATACATCATGGGCAAGCCAGAATGGCAAGAAGTATCTGTGACTTTGCGCGACGACGCACAAGGAAATGTTGCCAAATTAGTTGGCGAACAGATTCAGAAACAGTTTGACTTCATGGAACAATCATCTGCTGCATCTGGCATTGATTACAAGTTCACCATGCGTTTTGAATCACTCGACGGTGGTAACGGAACCAGCACACCAAATGTTCTGGAAACATGGGAAATGTATGGATGTATTCTGAATTCCGTTGACTATGGTGACATGGCATATAACTCAAATGATCCAGTTACCATTAAGCTAACAGTTCGCTTTGACAATGCCCTACAAGTTCCACTTGGTGCTGGTGTTGGTTCAGCTGTTGCTAGAACACTTGGAACTGTGGTATCTGGTTAATTAAACGGACGACGAAGAATGTCAAGTACATTTGGTAGTCAATTTAATGCAGGGACGTATTTAAGGGATTTCCAACATGCGTCCCGCATTTTTGTTGACGGCAACTTAAGACTAGCTCCGAAATATGGGTTCTTGTTTCATGTTGCCTTCGATTTAAATCCTTCTCTCACTAAAAGAAGTGTCACTCAAATTCAAGAGTTCGGTAAAATGGCAAAATCTGTCACATTGCCAAAGTACACTATCGATGTGAAGAAGATGAATGCGTATAACAGACCAAGTTTTGTTCAAAACAAGGTTACATACGATCCGTGTACATTTGTGTTCCATGATGACTCTGCAGGAACTGTTAGAAAATTTTGGTATGACTATTATAGTTACTATTATCGTGATTCTGATTATGGTGACAATGGATTTTATCAAATACCACATAAATACACATCTAGAAGAACTCAAAATTGGGGATATACTCCTAGAGGTTTCAATCCTATCTCTACTAGCACTTCACAATATATAAATGCTATACGAATATATAGTTTCAGTCAAAAACGTTTTGCGTGTCATATTCTTATAAATCCGATGATATCGTCATTCAGGATGGGCGAACATAATGTATCTTCTACCGATACGATGACATCTGAGATGACTGTTTCATATGAGACTGTTTTGTATACAGAAGGAAGAGTAAAAGAATCTACAGTACCTGGATTTTTGGATCTCATGTACGACAAAACGCCATCTCCGTTAACCGCTGCCGGTGGCGGCACACAATCATGGCTTGGACCTGGTGGTATTATGGATGCAGCATCCGATGTGGTTGAAGATTTGAGTCAAGGTAATGTACTAGGTGCGGCATGGGACATATACCAGACATACAAAACCAATAAGAATGCCGATCTTGGCAAGATGGCACTATCTGAACTTGGAAATCTTGGCATGAACATTTTAAATTCTCAAGATCCATTTGGCAGAATTTCTACTCCGTCTATATCTAACTTATCTGGTGTAGTAACTGGCGGATTAACTGCATTGTTGGACGCAGGATCAGGATTGCTTAAAGGTAGTAATGCTAGTAAGACCGATGGTGGTTTCTTAACGTCGTTATTCTCATCATCTGCCACTACCAACTCTACAGCAACGAATGTATTTCAAGTATCTGAATTAAACACTGGTGTAGTATCTAGTAACGGAGATTCAGTTGACAGTGGCTCGAATTTGCCAGGTTTGTCCAGTCTGTTTGATCCATTCCCTGCAATAGAACCAACACAAGTGTATGATGATTGGGGATCAAGTCCATCCACGCCAACCCCAGATGAATTGCCATATGGGTATGATACTAACATTAACGACAGTGGATCGTCCGGAATCTCTTCAGATCAGGAGACATACGATCCATGACTACTAGTAGCAATTTATCACAAGTTAACTTAAATCCATTATCCGATGAAAGTAGCTATTTCAATAACTACTTTCTCCCTGATTATACTGTTTCTTCAGAAGTTGACGCAGCGACAGTTAGTTTTTTTGAAACGATGACTAACGACAAAACGTCTGCAAAGATACTTGCAAGTGCTGTTATTTTTACGAGCTTGTCACAGAATATTGATCCGATGAGTACTTTAAAGGAATTTTCAACAATTCCTGCCAATAAATTAAATGCATATATCGCGATGTTTCTTAATCTCAATCGGATTGGTACGAGCATTCTTGGCGTCAATAATCAACAAACCGTCAGTAAGTATATTCAACGGTGTATATTGGTGTAACATGGCAAAATATGCGAATGATTCATACAATGTCATAAATAAAGACAAGTATATTGGAAAGGGAACACCGCGATATAGAAGTTCATGGGAAATGGTATTTTTCAGGATGTGTGATTTAAATCCTGCCGTACTTAAGTGGGCATCTGAATCAATTACCATTCCATATTTTAATCCGTTTACGCAAAAAAACACGATATACGTACCGGATATTTTCATGGTATATGTCGATAAAGATGGAAATCAACATTCTGAATTAGTCGAAGTAAAACCGATGGCAGAGACGGTGTTAGAGGCGGCAAAAACACAGAAACACAAAATGGCATTTGCTTTAAATCAGTGCAAATGGGCAGCGGCTAAAAAATGGTGTAAAGCAAACGGAATACAATTTCGAGTAATAACAGAACATCAAATATTCTCAAATATCAAAAAAACAAAGTAAGGAAACAACATGACTAAAAAGTTAATGGAAACTTTCAATATGCCAAATGAAGAAGAATTGTCTAAAATTCTTGGAACTGACATTGATGAACCAACGACCGAAATAACAGAACGCGAAGAAATGATCAAGGAAATAGATGATGCTATTGATAAGATCGACGCAGCCCTCCCGTTCGTGAATGATCTCAACACTGCAGATGAAGAATTGGACAATTTGGCAAACATGGCAACCGAACGATTCGAAGATTTGGTATCACTAGGGTTGAATGTAGATGCACGTTACTCTGGTGGAATACTACAAACTGCCAGTAGTCTACTAAGTATTGCAGTGACTGCCAAGCAAGCAAAGATCGATAAAAAGTTGAAAATGATTCAGTTGCAACTGCAGAAGGCGAAATTAGATCAGACTAAAGTTAAGGCTAAATCGCAAGAGTCAGATTCTGAATCTGACAATGTCATCGAAGGTAATGGCATGATAATCGATAGAAATGAACTATTGAAGATGATCACTGAACAAGGTCAGAAAACTTCAAGTGAAACATCACCAGAAGCTAAATAACTATATATCCTTTTATACACGTGACCATGAAAAAACTTACTGATTATTTTTACGAAGCTAAGAAATCATACGATTTCCGAGTTAAATTTGCCAATTTTGAGCCTGGTAAGGACTTTGAATTGGACAAGTTAAAGACTGCACTTGAAACCTATGGTGTATTAAATGTGTCCGACTCTACGAGAGTTCCGATGCAAAGCACCATGTTGGATTTCGGAAATCTAGGTGCATGCGAAGTTTATGTCGTCGATTTTTCAGTGGAATATCCCACTATTGATCAGCAACTAAAACAGATCATCAATGTTGCTACCGGCGTACCCATGACTAATTTTGTCGTAGTTACTCAGTCATTTGATGACGGTAGAATTGCTGCCGAAGAAGTTGGCAAAGATCACGAAGGCGCATTATTGGATAAACCATATAAGAAGACAGAAGCAGATAAAACTGGACAAAAATTGGTCGGTGAAAAGCGTAAAGATGATCTTCTAAAGAATTTAAAAACACGTAAATACAAATTCGCTGCCAAAGCAGAAACCAAATAAGAAAGACATGAAAATGAAAGACATCCTCTCCAAACTAAACATCCTATCTGAATCTGCTCTATCGGAAGATTATACTGATTTTGCACAAATCACTGCAAGCTATAAGAAAAACGGCGCAGAAGTTGATGGAAAAGAAGAAGATTATGTAGTCACGTTTGCTGACGGTACCCGTAAGCGTTATCAAAAGACGCCGACTGGCCGAAAGGTAACTTCACTTCCTCCGAAAAGTAACAAACAGGATGTAGAAGAAGCCACTTCTCCAGAAATTAATATGGATAAGTGGATGAAAGAGTATCAAGAGAATGAAAAGTATAATCAACATTCCGAAAATCTTATTAAATTGGCAGAATTGGTCGGCGATGAAGATGATATCGAAACTGCAAAGAGATTGAAATCACAAAATGCTCGTATTGGATATACTGATGATCAATCTAGCAAAGAGGGTTATGAGCTACATAAAGCGTTAATGCCATTGGCTAGAAAGAAGTACGAAGATTTTAAATTGTCACGTCGTCTTAACGAAGACTACATGGAATTCATGAAAGTTAAAGCGGATCACAAGAAACTAGGCAATGATGTTGATGGTAACGAAGACAAATATGTCATAACTTTCAAAGATGGTTCTAGAAAACAATATGAAAAGACTAAAACTGGACGCAAGGTAACTTCACTTCCTCCGAAGAAATCGAAGAAGGAAGAATTGGACGAAGATGCACAGGCATTCCAACAAACACAAGATGCGTACAAGAAGTTGGGAGCAACTGTAACTGGCAATGAAAATGATTACACTGTTTCCATGCCAGATGGCGAAAAGAAGCGTTATACCAAAGTCGGACAAGAAACCAAGATTGCTCAAGTGGCTAAACCAGCTGCATCGTTGCCCAATGTTGCTGATGTACAAGAATCTGCAGCTCCTGGTCAAGAAGATTGGATTAAAGCTAATAAGAAAAAATTCATTGACCAGTATGGTAAGAAGAAAGGTCTAGAAGTTCTTTATTCTAAAGCTTGGAAACGCTCCAAGACGAATGAAGAAAATACACAGGACAAAGAAGAAGGTGATGAATATGGTTGGGACATTCCTGAAAAATTGCCAAAGGGTGATACTAGAAAAGTTTCCGGAAGTTATGGTTCCGAGTATTATAAAAAGAGCGAAAAAGATGATTTGAAAGAATCCATTAAGACTCTCGAACGAGAGTTCCATATGGAAGAACTCAATGATATTAAGGCAGTTGCCAAAGGATCAATGGATTTTGATGACTTGTCGAAACCATTGCAAGATCGTTTGTATTCATTCTATAAGCATCAGATGCCATATGGCGTGGCAAAGGGTAGTCACGGTGATCCAGATCAGTGGATAGCCCATGAACTTTCCAAAGAATTTGCTGACTTATCAGAAGAGGATATGTTGGTCACAAATCCAACTGTTACTATATATGTTGCTGATCCGTTTGGAACATTACATTTTAAAGAAAAAACCAATGACTACCGGTCTGCCGCAGCTGCTAAAAAAGCATACTTGGAAAAAAATCCAAAGCTTCACGTTGATGACGTAGTAACAAATGAAGTCACCAAAAAACGTGTATTCGGCGAAGAAGAAGGAACTAATATTTCCGACATCCCTGCATATCAACGCAAAGCTTCTGGTGAAAATTTCCCATTGACTAAAGACCAAGTGATGCCAAAAGCAGAAACATTCATTTGGGTTCTTCCACAAGAAGGTAAGGATAATTTCTCTCCACGCAGATTCTTTAACACTCCTGTCGGAAAATTGGCTGCAGAAGAATTTGCTGCTGGCGTAAATGGTAGAGTCGAAATATCGTCTGATGATTTGTCAGAATCTTCCGACTATGCTATGTTGGACGAATTAGCTGCACTTGCTGGTGTTGGTGTAACAGAAAGTTGTGGATGCGATGAAACACAAAACACGCAATCAGACAATATTAATGTATCTAGTGTGTATAATTCTGCCGACGGTCAGAAAGTATTATCTGTCAATGCAGACGGTGATAAGGCGGAACAACTTCTTCAGTTACTGAAACTTTCTGGTTTATTGTCTAGTGATGAATATTCACGTGAAAGTTCGGCTGAAATCGTTGATGACGTTATGGCAACAGAGGCTACCGAAGAGCAAGAATATGCCAATGAACCTGACGAAGAAGTTATGGATACTGATGTCATTATTAAGCAAGGCACTGATCTGAATCGTCAAAAACGTCAGCATGCAGATAAGCCAAAACTTGGTGACAATCCTCTTGCTACGGAAAACATCAAGTTGGATGAAAAGCTTGAAGCTGCACTTAGTGCGATTAAAAAAGAAAGCAAATAATATGTTCCTCTCTGAAATGATTCATTCATATGAATGTTCCGGAGAGGACTATAAAGGAACTACTATGAAATACAGTAATTTAATCACCGAAGCACGTTCCAAGGATTTGGAATATACCGAGAAAAAAGTAAAAGGGTTAGTAGACCGCGTCACTGTAACACTAGGTGGACATTATTCCGGTATGATCACTAAGCTAGCTAATGAGTACATTGAACTTAGTGAGGCAATTGATCAACTATCTACCAGACAGTCTGAATTGAATCTTAAAGCCAAAGAAGAGGGCGAGTACCTATTTGATGCGGAAGATGAGGTTTTGACTAGAGTAATCGATACGGTGTCTGCCACATTGACCATTTCTAAGAAGATTGTCGATAAAAAATCGTCTGTTGATATGGATAAAGTCGTAAGTGACTTGATCGAATTGATGCCAGAGCTTAAGGACAAGGTTGAAGAAATTATTAAAGCCAATACTAAGATATCTGAAGTTGAAAAATCGCCAAGATTGACAATTAAGTCGAAAGTCACTGAGGCGGCAAATCCAATTCAAGCTGTTAGAAATTTTGTAAGCAAGGCAACATCATACTTCCATAATTGGTCGAATTCGTATAAATCTCGTTTGGATGCGATTCTATCACAGGTACAGTAATGCCCAACACTGACTTATTTCCAGAATCTTTTGTTGATATCAACGATACAGTGACAGTCAATGGTGTTGTATCTGGTAACGTCAATAGTGCAGGTATGCCAATAACGAATGTTAGGCAAGCACTGGAGAATTTTTGGAAATGGTTCGACGACTCAGAAGTTGTAGACGACAAAGGAAGGCCATTAGTTGTATATCACGGCACGAAGGCTGATATTTCAAAATTTGAAATAGGAAGACTGTCTAAGAATTCTTGGGCATTCGGCAATTGGGATGTTCGTCGCCATGGGGTGTTCACTACTCCAAATAGAGATTTTTCTGGAAATTATGCCACACAAGGATCTGATACGTCCGGGGCAAACATTATGTCGGTATATCTCAAAATAGATCGTTTGTTCGATTTCACCAAAGGTGCATACGGTTTGACAGATGAACAATACAATGCATTGCAATCTGCTGGACTAAGTATGAGATGGTTGCAAAATAGAACTAGTGAGTGGGAAGCATTTGATAATGAGGGTGGTGCCCACTTTGTCGAAGTTCTTAAGAAACTCGGGTATGACGGAGCAAAAATTTACGAAGATGGCGAGGAAGTTTATATAGCATTTTCTCCAAATCAATTAAAATCTGTGACTGGTAATATTGGTAGATACCATCCGGAAAAAGATGATATTTCCGAGATAAAAAAGCTGTCCGGCATAAGTGAGTCAGTAGGAGATCCAACATATAACTTATATTCCGAAGTCTCCAAAGCGATACCTGGTATGTACGCTCTAACTGATCTTAAAAATCAAGACCCATATTTGCAATATCGATTCGGTGTTGCAATGGCAGGGGCACTTGCCAAAAAAGAAGGACTTGCCAATTTTGAAAAGGAATCAAAATATGGCGAAAACATGATCGTTATAGCTCCAACCGAAGCTGAACGCGAAATAGTTAAACTTGCGTTAGCAGACATGAACGGACTTGATAGTATCGAGCAATTATCATCCATACCATCGGAAGAAAGAACTGATACGTATGTGGACTCTGCCATTGGTTCGAAGCCTATCAATGAATCTGACGAAGAGTATTACAAAGAATTGGAACAGATGAAGAAGATTGCTGGCATCGGTAACAGCAATAATGATTCAGCACCATTGCTTGGATGGGAAGAAAAAAATCGTCAAGCAATGGTAAAAGTCAATCATATGAAAGAACATAATATCAAGCCTGGTACACCAGAGTGGTTCAGGCTTTGGTTCGCACGCCCAGAACTCACAAAAGAGACACCGTTCTGAGCCAAATTTGGCTAAATACTAGACAGTATAAAGGTTGTATTTAATAATGTCTAAAAGTAAAGGAAGTTCAGTAGATACTTCCCTGATTAAAAAACCGTATCTCAAAGAGACTTATACATCTCAACAGCTGCTAGAAATAGCAAAATGTACTGATCGTATTAATGGTCCGCTGTATTTTATTACGAACTATTTCCACATCCAGCACCCGACTCTTGGTGCGATGTTACTTCAATTGCACGATTATCAGTTGGATATGTTGGATTTATATCATGCAAATAGAAAGTCAGTGACAATGGCAAGTCGTCAAATGGGCAAGTGTTTCTCATATGGCACGGTGGTAACTATCAGGAATAATATTTCTAATAAAATTTATCGACTACCAATAGAGGTGTTTCATGAATATGAAAAATGTAAAAAAGAAAATCGACCATTGCCAGATATATCGATCTTCGAACAACGGTGATTAAAATGGCTAAGTATGTGAAGAAAGAACCAAGTGAACATATATGTGATGAGTGTGGCAGAACATATTTGACAAAATTCAAATCTAGATTTTGTACAAAGAATTGCACTGACACATATCACATCAAACAGGCTAAAATTCACAATTGTATTACTTGTGGGGTTGAACCACAGACAGAACCTTGCACCAAATCTTGTTCATTGTGTAAAACTCGCCGCACCAAAGATAAAGATATGACTGGCGAAGAATACATTGATTACATAACATGCCCATTATGTTTGGTGAAAAGTCGTCAAATATCATCTGGACATGCTCAGATGCATGGTTACGAAAACCCTACCAAAATGAAAGAAGCATTGGGTATGAAGGAAACAACTTGCCAAAAGATGAAAGATTCGGTGACCGGTGATAAAAACCCAGGTTATCAACATAATGGTAAGTTTTCGGTTTACAGCAAAAATTTCATTCACGGTTACGATGCAGATCGCCACGCCAGACATAAAGAAAATGCAAGTACTAGAATGTCTAGTAAAGAATACAAAGAATCGAACAAATTCAGCTATGAATACTGGTTAAAACAGGCAGGTGGCGACGAAGATATTGCCACTGCCAACTATGTTAAACATCAGACACGAGATTTGAATTGGTTTGTTGAAAAATTTGGCGATGAAGAAGGAAAAGTTAGACATAAAGCTAAGATTGAAAAGTGGGCAAACAGCTTCAAGAAACAAAATTATTCAATTATATCTCAGAGATTATTTAATGACATAATGAGTCAGCTACCAGAAGACAAAAGGTGCGGTATATACTATGCAACACATCAGAGAGACGACATGTCTGATTATTCCAACAAAGAGTTTATTTTGCAAACTGATACATCATATGTTCGTCCGGATTTTGTATGTATTAACACTAAGCGAATCATTGAATTCGACGGTGATTATTGGCATTCAGAAAAAGTAGCAAACCCCACTCGCGAACGCGAAAGAGACGAAAAGATAAAACGCGCAGGATACGAAATATTACACATCAAAGAGTGTGATTATAATAAAAATAAAGAAAGTATTATTGAACAATGTTTAAACTATCTGATCAGGTAACTAGAAAATATACAGATGTCGTAGAAGTGTCAGAATGGAGTATTGATACCGACACTGGATGGCAACCAATTGAAGATGTTAAGGTTACTGTTGAGTATGAGTTATGGACGTTGACACTTGAAAATGGTATGACACTGGAATGTGCAGATGATCACATTGTGTTTGATGATCAATTGAATGAAATTTTTGTCAAAGATTTGCGCAAAGGAGATTTAGTTTCGACTAAGCATGGATTGAAGAAGGTAGTATCAGTTGTAAATAACGAAATATATACATCGATGTTTGATATTGGTGTTGACTCCGATGATCATAGATTCTATACCAACGATATATTGAGTCATAACTCTACGATTGCTGCAGCATATTTGCTCTGGTATGCTATGTTTGTACCAGACTCAACCATCCTGATCGCTTCTAATAAGTATGCCAATGCAATGGAAATTGGTACTAGAATTCGGTATGGGTATGAAAATATACCGGATCATATACGAGCAGGTGTAAAGGCATATAATAAGGGAAGTTTAGAATTTGATAATGGATCAAGAATAATACTACAGGCAACCACGGAAAATACTGGTCGAGGACTTTCTTCATCGCTTGTATATCTGGATGAAATGAGTTTCTGCAGAAAAAGTATCCAGAGAGAAATGTGGACATCATTATCTCCTACTATTGCGACCGGTGGTAAGATTATTATAACTACTACCCCGGCTGCAGACGATGATATGTTTTCGTCTATATGGAGAGATGCCAACGATTGTGTTGATGCATACGGTAACTCTTCGGAAGATGGTGTTGGTAAAAACGGATTCAAGGCATTAAAAGTACACTGGACTAGACACCCCGACAGAGATGACAAATGGGCAGCTGAACAACGAGCCGAACTCGGAGAACTGATGTTCAGACGTGAACTTGATCTTGAGTTCATTCGTGATGAAGAGACTCTTATTGATCAGATTAAACTCAATGAGTTAATTCCTAAGAATCCAATTGCAATGCAAGGGCATGTTAGATGGTATAAACACCCAACACCAGAATATCAGTATGTATTAGCGTTAGATCCTAGTCTGGGGACAGGTGGTGATTATGCAGCAATACAAGTATTCGAGTTGCCTACCTTGATCCAAGTTGCGGAGTGGCAGCACAATAAGACTCCAATTAAGAATCAAGTTAAGATAATGAAAGAGATACTTGAGTTCATCTATGAATCTGGCGTATCGACCAACGATATTTATTATTCGGTGGAGAACAACAGTATCGGTGAAGCTACTCTTCTCGAAATAGCCAATGTTGGTGAGGAAAATATTAGAGGATATTTCATTTCAGAATCTAAGAAAAATGGAAATGCGAGACTCTTCAGAAAAGGATTCAATACAACTAATAAAGTTAAACTTACTGCTTGTGCAAAGTTGAAAAATTTTATCGAGACTGACAAGATGAAAGTACATTCAGCAAATCTGATAGCTGAAATGAAGAATTTTGTATCATATGGGGCATCATACGCAGCAAAACCTGGTGACCATGATGATTTAGTTATGTCAGTCATATTGGTGATACGAATAATACAAAAATTACAACTATACGATACTATCTTAGATAGAGCGGTCAAGGACGATAAAGAATACCTACCGCCCATGCCGTTTATCATGGTGATGTGATAAATATATAATAATACTGTGAACAACTATGCGCAACCTTGACAAAATAGCAGAAAGACTCTTTGAGAAAATTAGAACCAGATTTGACAATATTAGTCTTGGTGATAAAAGCTCTGCTAGCACACAGAATCCACAAGACGCTAGATTCTTTAATTTTAACTATGTGTCACATGAAGGTAAGAATTTCGGAAACGTTTCTATTTCTATCGTAGACAGTGATGCCCTGAAGATTTTTTATGGCAAGAATATATCACATGGCATGGACGATCAAGAAAAAAGGGAATGGTTCTACTTTTTAAAGAATATCCGTCAATTTGCCAAACGAAACATGTTGACGTTTGATACCAGAGATATCAATCGTGCCAATCTAACTTTTAAAGACATAAATCAGGCCGCCAAACATGATGGTACGTATCAAGTATCCGATATTAAGAATAAGATACGTGAGTCTTATAACCCACTTAGGGGTAATTCGAAAAAGAGCTACCAACAAATTGGTTCAGTAAAGTTGACAGTGAATCATTCTGCGGCAATAGATGAAGAAAAGCATGGATCGCGTTCTAGAAATATCGATTCTATCTTTTTTGAAACTTCAGACGGAGAGCGTTTTAAATCTCCAACTAATTCACTGACTGGTGCTAGAGCGTTTGCACAGCACATTGACAATGGTGGTAACATGTATGATGAACGAGCTGTATGCATACATGAAATGATTTCAGAAATGGACGATATGAAGACTTTCGTTCGAAGTATGAAACATAAAACCTTCGAAGATGTTACCACACAGGGTATGGTAGAAGCAGCAATCGAGAGGTTCTATGAAGTTAAGAAGAATTTAAAAAGATCATCGGGTAAACGTGGATATGCAGCATTTTGGGGATCGTATACACCTGAACCATCCTCTGAGTTGTCCGATATATCTGAATTGAAAGAACGATTTGTCAAAAAATCATTTGATGATCGCCTAGAGAAAGCACTTCCGCACGTATTTCGTGCATACAATAATAGAAAGAATAGCACTATGAATAACGACATGATTGAAAATTTTGAAGGATGGATGAACGAGACAGTAGAGGATTCAATATACCGTCCGGAAAAATTCGAAGCTCGTCGTAAAGGTAAAAGTGCCAATGAATTGGGTGGATCTGATGCATGGTATCATCGTGGTTTCATTCCTAACTTCTACGGATTCGAAGAAGAGTCTGAAGATTATGCCGAATATAAGAATGGGTATGATTCAATGATCGATCACGCTGGTGAGCAAGGCGGAAAAGACTATGGTGTGGACGAGTCTTTGTCTGAAGGTACATGGTCGATACCAGAGACACACCTTCAACTTGATAAATTACAAGAACTCATGAATTCACCATTGGAAGCTGGGATCGACGGAGAAAATGCGACGAATGAATTATATGATATCATTGGTAGTGATTCCTTATTTGACGAAATCGAGACCATCGCTAAAGAAGATAGTAAAACGGATGTGAGAATTTTCGTATACGATTGGATAATGGAGAATCAGCCAGATCTTAAGGAGAAGATAGACTTTACTGAAATGTTCAAGTCTATGGAAGTGCAAGATCAACCAGAAGAGCAAGATATGACTGAAAGTAATTATCATGATAGTGAATTCGTAGAGAAAACATCACGCCATGAGAGACTTCGTGATCTAGCAAAACGACAAGGCGACAAAGAGAA